CTGAGATCGTGCTTGCACGCGAAGACGTGGCACACTTCAAGAATCCCAACTTCCAAGATGACCCGTATATGGGACGCTCGGATATTGAAAAGTGCTTGCTAGAGACGGACATGGCCCGCCTGATCGTCCAGCATGGCATGGCGACGCTCCTCAACGGCTCGGCACCCGGTCAGATCATCATGCCAATGGAGAACCGCAGTTGGTCCGACCGCGTGCGGGAGCAGATCGAAACGACCTTCCGCCGCAAGTTCAGCGGAGCCGACAAGGCCGGGCGAACGATGGTTCTCTCAGAGCGGGTAGAGGTGAAAGAACCCAACCCGTACCAGCGGGAGCTTTCCTACCTTGTTTCGTCCGATCAGATGCGTGACCGTATCTGTAACGTGTTCGCGGTGCCGGTGGCGTTGCTGACGCTCGATACTGCCGCCCTCGCCAACGCCAAGGAAGCAGAGCCGCAGTTCTATAAGTTCGGCGTTCTCCCCCGCCTCAAGCGGCTGGAAGATACGCTGAACGATCAGGTAATGCCCGACTTCCGCGAGGCCCTTGGGGACGATTCGTTGTGTGTCGGTTTCGAGAGTCCGAATCACGACGACGAAATGGAAAAGATCGCGGCATTTGTGGCCGCTGCCGGTGGTCCGATTATGACGGTCAATGAGGCACGGGAGAAGATCGGCAAGCCTCCGATCAAGGGCGGCGACACGCTGCCGCAGGCCCAGACTTCGCTCCTTGGCGGATTCGGCGGGTTCACCCCAGGCCAAGGTCCGCCCATTCCAGAAAAGCCGGATATTCCGGCAGCGGAAAACGGCAACTCTTCGATACCGTCGAATAGTTCAAATGATTTGAAGGATCGTGCAGCGGGAAAATCCTTTGGGGGTGATGTTCTGGCGGCACCAGCTTGCCGGTGCTGTGAATCTCACCCCCGTTCCACCCGTGCCGCCCTTGCCTCCAAGGACAACAAGCGGGACGTGTCTCGGTTCATCTCTGACACCGAGCGACGGCTGATCCAAGCGGTTATCGAGTGGTTTCAGAGTTTGTTTGCCAATCTCGATCCGGCCCAGGTTGCCCAATCCGGCCGCATCGAGCTGTCTACAACGTCCGAAGATGGCGGGATCGGCCGCATCCTTGAAACGTTCGCCGATGCAACCGGCAAGCCACTGGCCGAGGTTGCCTTGTTTGGTTACAACTGGGGAGCGAAGGAAACGACGCGGCCGGTGCCGACGCTGGCCGAGTTAAACGCTCCGGCCCTCGCCGAACTGCGGAACAATCAGCTACGGCTAGCGTCCAACGTGCTTCAGTCGGCCGAGGACGTGATTCGCGGTTCCCTCGAGGCGGCTATCGCCGAAGGTAAGGGCCTTGCCGAGCGTACCGCAGCGGTCAAGCAAGCCGTAGCCGACCTGCCGGGTTACGCTGCCGAGCGTATCGCCCAGACGGAGACGACGCGGGCATTCTGCCAAGGCCGGGAGAATGCCTGGAGCCAATCGGGGCAGGTGGTCGGCAAAGAGTGGCTGATGAGCGGAAACCCGTGCCCGATTTGCGTTGCACTCAATGGAAAGAAAGTTCGCCTAGGTGAGCCGTTCGCCCGTGCTGGCCAAGTGGTCGGCGGCGTGCGGATCAAGCGTGATATCCCCAATCCGCCGGGGCATCCTAACTGCCGGTGTGATATAGCCCCCCTCTGGGAGGAAGACCTATGAACCTGCAAGAGCGTATCGACCGCATCGCCAAGAATCCCGTTCACCGCGAGGCGGTTGGCGACGGGCTTGTGCTAGTCAAGTCAGCAACCATCGCAACCCCGTACGTCGATCACGATCAGCGGCTTGTGAAGGGCATCATTAGCACGCCGAACGTCGATGAGGATCAGGAAGTTGTCCAGTGCAATAACCTGTCCACGGAATACTTCCCGACCAATATCAAGACCGTGTACATCGATCACGATTACAACAAATACCCGCTTGGCGTGGGTGTTTGCCGGTCGATGGCGGTTCGCGGGGAGAACCTGTACGCTCAAACGTACATTCTGCCCACATCGCTAGGCGACGATCTGATGGTGGCTATCGAGCATGAAGCGGTGCGGCACTTCAGCATCGGTGCCCGTGCAACCGATTATGGACCGCCCACCGAAGATGAGATCGCCAAGTACGGTCCCCACAAGTGCAACATTCGCAAAGGCAAGCTGATCGAGTACAGCTTCACGGCAATGCCAGCGAACGCCAACGCAATGATGGAGCTTGTTAGCAAGTCGATGATCCGCCGGGACAATGCGGTAGCCCTTGGCCTGCCCGATACGCCAGTTCGCAAGTACTTCCCGACACTTGGCGACGCGGATATCGTCCGTGCTAAAGTGCCCAAGGTCATCGAGGTTGACGGTATCGAGATCGTTGTGCTATGATTATCCCGCTGCTCCTCTCTCCTTTCGCCTCTGCCCTGCCTTGATTGGCGGGGCGAGGTTTCCAAGACGACGCGGTATCGACCGTTATTCAGAGCGTCTAGCGTAACCGCTGACCTATCTGGAGCCGTGCGAAGACCCCAGTTGATCGGGATTCACCCCTTTCACCCGGAGTTTTACACATGGCACAGAAGATCACGTTTGCCGGTGCCGTCAAGGTTGCTAAGGCCCTTGGCTACGCTGGCCCCGAAAAGTTTGAGGATGTCACCAAGTTCCTGAGCGAGTCCGAAGGCGAGGTTCTGGTCAAGGGCGATAAGCTCATGGCCAAGGCCCTCCTTGTTCAGCAGCCCGACGCGAAGACCGTCGTGGTTGCACAGGTTGACGACGGCGATATGGCTGTCGAGGACTCGGCCAAGACCAACAAGTCCGCGAAGGGCGTTTCGCTCGATGAAGTCGAGAACATCGTTCGCTCTCGCATCGATGACGCTTTCGTCAAGTCCGGCAAGGCCGATCCCGTCGTCACCGGCGGCGAGTCGGTCGAGTATGCTGAGTACAACGCGAACGCTAACAAGGTGTTCAAGGATGCCAAGCACGCGGACCTGTTCCTCGCGGGCGTGATGCTCGGCAAGGACGTGACCAAGGGCATTGGTAACACCGAACACGGCCGCGAAGTGGTCAAGCGTTCGCTCGATACGCTGAAGCGTTTCGCCCCGAACGTCCACAAGGACTATTCGACCGGCGTTGGTTCACTCGACATCATGACCCTGCCGGGCGTGAATGCCGATGTGATCCGCTTGTTCAACGAGTTCGGCGACGTTGCCCCGATTGCTAACGTCGTGAGCCAGCCGAACGATCAGGAGATCAACCGTTGGCGGAACCTGACCGAGCGTCGCTCCGTGACCTACCCGAACGAGAACACCCAGCCAAGCTCTGCGGCTGACTCGGATTGGCGTTCGTACACGACCCGCCTGCGTATGGCCATGTCGCTGACCCGCGTTTCGCTCTCGGCTAGCCGGTTCTCCCGTCTGTCGATTGCTGACGAGGTGGCCCGTGACTTTGCTCAGGACTTCGCTGCTGCGGAAGATGATGCGGCTCTCAACGGTACCGGCACTTCCGCGTACGGCGGTATGATCGGCCTTGCTACGCAGTTCGGTGCGATTGGTTTCGGTACCGCTCGCGGTGCAGTCAACATCGGCACCGACTGGACGACCTACACCCTGACCAACTTCCAGACGATCAAGGCACGCCTCCCGCGTTACGCTTACCGTCGCGGTGCTGGTCCGGTGTGGCTGACTACGCAGGACTTCTTCGAGGGCGTGATGATGCCCATCGCCCGTGCGGCTGGCGGTGTTTCCGCTGAGGAAATCGCCAACTTCAACCAGGCGAAGTTCCTTGGTTGCCCGGTGGTCACTACGCCGCTGATGAACACCAACAGTGCCGTGTCCACCGCAACCATCGACGTGTACCTTGGCAACTTCTCGCTCGGCCTTGACCTTGGCCGTGGCTCGGGCATGTTGGTCGAGGCTGACCCGTCCGCCGGTTTTACCACTGCCGCAACGTTCATCCGTGGCCTGTTCTGGCACGGCGTTCAGTGCGAGCACGGCGTGGGTTCTGCCACGGTTGCCGGTCCCATCGTCTGCGGTTACACCAGCTAATCAGTCTCAGGAGATTCACACATGGCTATTCAGATTCCCCAGTTCACTCTCGGCCTCGCGGCAACCACGCTCAACAGCGGTGCCACTGCCTCGGCCAACACCGCTGCCGTCGATATGAACGTCGCCGGTTGCGATGGTGCGGTGTTCCATATCCAGTGCGGTACTCACGCGGCCGCCGCGTCTGCCGTCACGATCAAGCTTCAGGAGTCGGACGACAACTCCGCGTGGGTTGACGTTTCCGGTGCTTCAGTGGTTGCCACCGGCAACACGGCACAGAACGGTACGAGCGTGGTGTTTGCCACCAAGCGTACCGGCCGCCGTCGCTACGTTCGCTTGAACCTTGTTCAGGCTAACGCCCAGAACTACGTCATCACCTACATCGCTGCGGCTGGCCTGAACGCGACCGCCAACGATCCGATCACCCCGGCACTCTACACCGTGCTGGCCTAATCGATCTTCACCTCCTTTCGCCGTCGCCGCTTGGAAACAGGCGGCGACAGTTTATGAAAATTTTCCTCTTGAAAACCTGCAAGCTCGGCAAGGCCGACACCGTCGTCGATTGCACCGTCGATCAGGGCCTGTCGGCACTTGCCGCGAAAGAGGCACGGCACCCCAACGTGGGCGAACTTTCCAACAAAAACAACATGAACGCCGATGAGGCACGCAAGGCACTTGGCATGCCATCGCTCGCGGAGGAGGCGGCGGCTCGCAAGGCCGCTATCGCCAAGGCTGGCCGCGTCGTTCTCCCCGGTGAAAAGGTTCCCCCGCACGCGATTGCTGGCCGTGAATAAGGAGGCGACACTTGGCAGAGCTTGCAACCATCGCCCAGGTTCGGAGTGAGCTTGGAATCGTCGGCAATGATGCCGATGCGTCTATCTCTCGCAAGTTGGAAGCTGCCGAGCAGTGGATCAGGGAAGCGTGCGGCAGGCCGCTGGGGTTCGTGTCTCAGGAAGTCACTGAGACTTTCGACGGCGAGAGTTCGGGAGAGTTAAATCTCAAGTACACGCCCGTTGCAACATCGCCCGCCCCGGTTGTAACGGTCGGCGGTTCGGTGGTGTCATCTCAGACGTACGTGGTCAAGGACTCCGGGGTGCTTGCGTTCATCTCACGCAACTACGGCGTTCCGCCGGGCACGTACACAACCAATCGGCTACTGAGCGGCGTTCCCGGTCTGGTGTACAACTTCGATAACAAGGTCGGCAACGTGACGGTGGTCTACACCGGCGGGTACGCTGCGGGATCGATCCCCGCGAACCTGACCGAAGCGGCTATTGCTCTGACCTGTCAGTTCTACCGCG